GAACATACCGTCACCAAAGTTGGACTCGATCAGGATCAGATTGACCTTGTTGTCCTTGGCGATCTTGGTCAGCTTCTTCATGACCTCCTCGCCATAGCCACCAGCAAGCCCTCCTGCGGCAGTCACATACAGGTAGCCATTCAGCATCTTGACCACGCAGTAAGCCGTCTCGTCGCCACCACGACCCGCAGGATCGATTGCCATGATTCCACCCTCATAGGGAATCCAGCGTCCTTGGATCTCCATGGGAGCGTAGAAGCGATCACCGTTGAAGCCGACGCAAGGCAGATCCTTGACGATGTTGTTCGGGTTCATCGCCCAGATTGGCTTCTCAGGAGCGTTCTCTGGGTTGAGACCAAACACAATCAGGTCGTTGATTTTCAGTGGATACCGATCAGCATCGCTGAGGGTCGAGTCCAGCATGAACTGAAGCGCAAAGCCCGTTCTTCCATAGGACGCCTCACGCTCCATCAGATCCATGGCGTCGAATCGCTTGGGATCCGTTGGGTCTCCAGACTTGCCTGTGCGGAGCAGCGGAGCCAGCTTTTCACCGAATGCGACCTTCAGCCGCTCTTCGGGAAACCGTGCTGGCCACACGCGGGTCACATAACCCTTCTCTGCCAGACCGTGGTAAATCGACTGTTCCGTCTGGGGAGTCCCTAGGTAGATGATCTCCCCACCGGGCTTCAAGACTGCCTCGAACTCAGCCGTGCTGGCCAGCAGCTTGTCCCGCATCACGGCGGTGGCAGAGTTGTTCAGAGACTCGACATCGTCCGCAATGATCAGATCGCCACGGCTACCAGTGATCTGACTGGTGATTCCCTTGGAGACCACACTGGGAGCTTGACTCGGAGGAGCAGGACCAACATCAAAGGCAATCTTGCTGTTTCTCTGGTTGTCCTTGGGCTTCAGATGCTGGCAGAACGGGATCTCATGGATCAACCGCAAAGTGAACGTGCTGAAGTCATCTGCTCGTTGCTTGGAGGCAGACACGACCAGAACATTGAGGGTCGGGTCATGCAGCAGTCTCCAGACTACATATGCACTGGTTAGCCAGCTCTTTCCCACTCCACGGAACGCTTGAATGACTCGACGCCGTGGACCCTTCTGTAGGAACTTGGCAATGTCCAGCTGCACGGGCGTAGGCTCAGGAAGCCCAAGGTGATCCCACGCAAGACACACAAAGTTGCGGAAGTCCTTGAGCTTGTCCTGTGCCTCGCTCATGCGGCTTCCTCCTCATCGGGATCGAATGGCATGACCTTGGCAAGGTTCAAGAGCGGCTCTGACGCCTTCATGTTGGCATCGATGCCATTGTCTTTCAGGAACTGCCTAGCCACATTTAGGTCGGCAGGGCTGGCTTCTCCGGATTGAATCCGGTTCAGCAGTTCTGCCCCTAGGGCGTTGTGTAGTTGTTTGAAGAGTTCTTCCATGATTAACTGTTGTAGAGTTCAATGCGGAACGGCTTACCGGAATCAAATTGATTTTCAGGAAACACGGTAGAAGCCGTGTACATGACGTAGTCAGTACTAAAACTTGTGGAAGCTGTCTGCAAGCGGCGAGGATTGGTAAAAAGACGATATCGATTTCCATACACGTTCGGTGGTCCGTAGTACACCTTCATGTATGAATTTGGATTTGCCGTGATGTATGCCTGCGCTCGGTTTGTGGTCCCATAAACTGATGATGGTCGGAAAGCCAACATTGGTTTGTTGGAATCAAACACATAACTCTGATACAGCTTTCCCGTTGTGGCATTGCCGCCAAAGATGAATGGGGAGCTATTTGCCAGCTCATCGGTTCCGGGATCGTCGTGGACAAAGTTTCCAATCAACTGGGAGATGCCGAGGCTTTCTGCGACAAGTTGAGAGGTAGTGCTTCCGGAAGACATGAAATCCCACCCAGTGCCATAACTGACGAACTCAGGTTGGAACTCAGGGGGTGCTGGGTCTGTCGAAACGGTTACGTTGAAGGTATCGAGAACTCTGTCGCCATCCGAAGCATTCAGCACGGACACGATATTCGTGCCAGTCTTAGTAGCAACGGTACGAAAAGCCACGAAGAAATTCGGAGAAACAGAAAAGGTCGCTCCAGAAGGCGTAGCTGTCCATGTTGCGGTTCCAGCGAGAAGGTCAATGATGTCCGATGTGACCACACGTTGAATGTTTCCCGCAGTCGTGGACAGTTTCAAGCTAATGGATTGAGAGGTTCCAGTGACTTTCTGATATGTAAAGCCATATATGGCCACATTGGATTGGGAATAGATATCCAACCAGTTCAAAAAGTCGGGAACAACTCCCGTAGTCGGCTGTCTTTCAAGTGTAGAAGACAAGTCAAATGAAAGACCATCGCTTGTGGTCCTGTCAAAAGCTGTGAAGACAACAAGGTGTTTCATGGTTGACTTTCAGTTGAAGACGTATCCAGATCCAATTAGGCTTGCTGGATTGATTGAGGCGTTTGAAAACGTAACTACGACCTCATTGTCATGGTTTTCCTTGAATACCCCAACATTCAGTCGCTGAGTGTTTTCAATGTTGATCATCGAACCGATGCCAACTGTCTGCCACCCATCTCGTGAAGTCTGCAAAGCAGTAGATGTCAAGGCATCGTCTGAAACACGGGCATATACAGTCGTTCCTGCAATGTTCGTTATGTTCAGGATACGAATCGAAATTGGCTGATTGATTCCGCTCACTTGTTTTGAGCTGTTTATTGAAAACTCGTTTGCATTAGCGTCAAAAGTTCCGCTAAGTGTTGTAGAGCCCCCACTCATCGAAAAATCAGCTCCACCTGCCGGAACAAGTCCTGCCGAAAGATTCCAACTTGTTGCCGCAGCTCTTGTGGACACAATGAAACTGTCGATGACAACGATTGGAAAAGCCATTTCAGCTCCTTACTGAACGACGTACACGGATGCGGTGGTTCCGCCTGCTCCAGCAGTGGTCACAACGGCCCGAAGATGTGGCATCAGCGCCAAGGTCTTTCCAGTCGAGGAGTTAAGTCCAGAGGCTAGGTCGATCCAGTTGTTTCCGCCATCGGCACTTCCTTGAATCTTCAGAATTCCCGCACCAGCACTCACAACTTGAGCAGTCCCAATGTTGTTTCGGTTGTTGTTGTCCTTCATGGCATCGATCATGCTGTATGAAGTTCCAATGGTTCCGTTGGTCGCGGTGCTGATTTCGTTGGCAATGAGATGCACGTTCATGTCTGTGTCAATCCTTAAAAGGGACCATCTTGACGATCATTCCAGCAAGCAGAGAGATAATCGCAGCTGCTCCAAGCATCCACGCTCTGCTTTGTTCGAGTTCTCGAATCCGCTTGTCTAAGTTTTTCAGCTCTTGTTCCTGAAGTCGCAAGGAAGTCATCATCGCGTCAACCTTGCCCTCAAGTCGCCCGAGAGCCAAGAGGATTTCTTCGTTCATGGCTCGTACTCAAATGCCTTGATGACATACAGGGTGTTTGCCACAGGAGCGGAGATGTTCGGGAGGTTGAACACAGATCCGGTTCCACCAAAGGTGTTTCCCAGCTTGTCGAACAAGGCTGCATACGAAGTCTTGCTGACGGACGCGCCGTTGCACGAAAGCCAGCCCTTCGGAGCCGTGGCTGACGGGATCAACTTGATGTCTCCCACAGCCGTAAGCTGATCCGTGTATGGGCGGATTTCAGACAGGTTGTTTGCAGACTTAAGTAGCCCGGTGCTCATTTCGGCTTGAACTGTATTGAGTGGCATGAAAGCTCCTTATGAAGCTCGAATTGCAATAAAGAATCCGCCGACAGGAAAGTTGGTACTAACTGTAGTTGCAGTTGCGCTGTCGGCAAACAGGTTCATGCTGAACGATGTGGTGCTCAATGAGCTAGCAAAGAAAACAAACCAAGGCCCAGAATTTGCCGCTATGACCAAATTTGATGAATTTGTCGCGCTAAATACACCCGGAGCCGTGGTCTCAATCACCGTGTTTGCTGTTTTCTTTCCCATTGCTACTGCAGTTCTGGGTAGGGAGTATTGCGTCACAATCTTATAGTTGTTTGCAATTTGGTCCGGATTGAGAACATCTTGGTAGCGAATCGCGTCACCATTGGCGGTAGGAGTCGCAAGGTTTACACACTTGTATGTAGACGCAAAGTTCAAGTTGGCAGAAACTGCACCACCAAAGCCAATAGTGCTGAGACTCTTAGCGGTAAGTTCTCCAGTTGTCGCAATGTGAAGTAGACGCTCGGCGCCAGATGTGGTGAAGTTGATCCCCTTCATGTTGGTAAAGGCCACGGCATTGATCCCAAGAGCCGCCGTGTCCACAGCAGCGTTGGCAATCTTCTCGCTGGTGATCGAGTTGTTTGCAATCTTGGGCGTCGTGACCGCACTGGTGATCAGCTGATCAGTGCCAACAGAGTTGTTAGCCATCTGGTCGTTGCCCACAGCATCATCGGCAATCTTTTCCTGAGTAACTGCATCGTTTTGAAGTGCAGCCGTGAACACCGAGTTGTCGGCTAGCTTTGCAGCCGTCACAGCATCATCTTGAATGTTGCTGGTGCTGATCGAGTTTGCTGCCATGTACGCATTGGTGATCGATGAGTTAGGGACAACATCGAGAGCGTTACGGGCCACGCCGAAGTTGCGAACACGGATTCCCAAACCATTGCCCGGAGCTAGCGTAAAGACGATTGCGTTTGTGGTGATGGAGTAATCATCCACTGGCCGCTGGATTACGCCACCAACTTCGACAATGAACATATCGGCAGCAGTGCTGCTTGGTGCTGGAGTCAGTGGGAAAGAAGTCTGTGACCCAGTTCCCGTAGTAGACCACGACTGCGGAATGGTCGAAGCCCCATAAAGGGAGATCGCGTCCATCTGAGCCTTGGTCACCAAATCAGTAGGATCAATCGCGTAGCCAGCGTTCTTCACGGGCAGCGTGGCAGCGTTCCAGCCAAGCTGATCCGTAGTCTTGCCAAGAGCTCCCGAGCCCGTGTCGTTGGCTTCCTGAACGATGTGGAGCAGTCCCTTGAAGCCCTTGTCGAGATCTTCAGCCGTCAAGACGGAACCGTTGCTGAAGTCAACGACGTTGCCTGTAAACCCAGCGGAGGTCGTTGGCGTTTCACGAGCAATCTTGACCTTGACTCCAGACGCCGGAGCCGTTGGACTGAAGTTCACATTTTCATTTGCAGCGTCAATCGTGTACCCCGTGGTCTGGAGTACGTCATTCAGGTAGACCTTGATGTAGGTCACACTGAGGTAGTCATCAATCCCCGCAAAGGAGAACGAGGTCTGAGACCCAGTTCCCGTGTGCAGGACGTAGCTGAGTGGGTTTGGCATGGTTTATAGCTCCTTAGACTCTACCGACGCGGCTGCTCATACGGGAGGTCGTATTCGTCATTGATGAACTCTTCCAGTTGACTGAGATATCGAGCTACTGGTGGGTAGTTTTGAAGCGGAATCAACTTTGAAATATTGTTGGTGGTTTTCCGAGTGATGAATCGGGTGTTTGGGTTGCTCGGATCGAGTTGATACATGGCTTCTCCAGCCACATCACGAACCACGCTCTGAGCTCGCTTTGCTGTTTCAAGGACGGGGAAATCCAACATATCGGAAGAGCTATATCGATACTGACTGAGTAGAGGCTCATCGCTGATAAAAGACCATCCAGCTTCAGCAGCCATCGATGGAAGCCACAGCTCACCCGGACCCATAAGTCCTTGCTTCAAGAATCCCTTGAGCCCAATGCCTTCTCTGATCTTGTAGTACTCTTCAAGGTTTCCAGAATCCTTTGCGTTCTGCGCGTTGACGATTGTGATGGCTTGCTTGATGAGCCCAGCGATCATGAAGGATGCGGCAATTTCCGACGCAACCTTTGCTCCTGCCGCTGCTTGAGCACGGACATTCCGTGTGTTGTAGAACCGGGAGTAGTTCTGCAACAACAAGTTGTCCAAAGCTTTGATGTTGTAGTTTCGGAACTGAGTGAGAAGCGAACCAAGCCCGCTGTCGGCGTATGCCGAAGTATCTGCAATGGTGGCCACGTCCTGAATGCGGGTCTTGACCATGCGGTCCATGATGCGCCGCACAACGTCAAAGTCAGGATGATTTGTATTGTTCAAATCGACAATACGTTCCACTCCACGCCTATTGACGGTCACAGCGTTTGCATCTAGGAATCGCCCAGCCGCTTCATATTCAACTCTAGTCAGTCCGAGACTCAGAATCGTGCTTTCATCGAGCTGCTTCACCTGCCCACGACTCATCTCAAGAAGGTGTTGCAGGGTTGTAACGCCAGTCAAGAACTGGGTGAATGAAGTGATTGGAGCAAGCAGTGTCACATCGGAGTAGATATTGGAAGCTTCTCCAAGAACCCGACGAACTCGTCCACGCCTAGAGAATTGAATTTCAGCTTCGGGAGTGCTGTAAACCGTTCGGCGGAGGCGATCCGTGGCAATGCCGAACTGATCGAGCATTGCCGTAAGCCCGCGCTGCTGAAGTGAAAGGTCGTTCCACTCACGCATCATCGAGACGGCCATGGGAAGTTCTCGAAGAACTTTGATTGGGCCGAAAGTTCCCATCAACCGCCCTGTTTCTGAAGCCGCAGCCGCACCGAACAACCCTGCGTACAGCAGGAAGGTGTAGCCTTTTGCCACACTCACGCCAGCATTCACAATGTTCTCTGCGGTGTCTCCGGCATACCTTCGGACAAATGATCGCGTATCAACTCGCGGTTCAAACTTAAGACTGGCGCGAATTCGCTCGACCGCGTTGGATTCCGTAGGATCCAACGGTCGCCCATTTCCGCGAATCTGGCCTTCCCGATTGGCAAAGGAAACCCATTCATCGATGTTCTCAAAACGAAGACGAGCATTCCGAGGTCCATTTACCTGTGTTTCGCGGAAGCCCATCTGCCATAGGTCTTCTTCGAGGATGTTGAGAAGCTGACGTTCAGCGGTGGCTCCGAGGACCGACGTGGTGTACTTCTTTGAGACATTGACCAAGTCGCGGTTCACGATGTCGCCAAAGCGAAGCATCGTCGTTCCAGTTCCAAAGAGATCCACGCCAGCGTCGATCTCCACATTCTCGTTCAGGATGATTCTCGGACGGCCTCGTGGACTTGGTGATCCAGCTCGGTCGCGTAGCGGGCCTTGCATCTGCTCGATGGAGTCAATGATCAAGCGATCAAGATCCAGTAGAGGAGCGCCTTCGCCTCCTACAGAGAGCTCCATCAAGCGGTTTGAGAATGCTTCTGCTGCCAGATCGATATCCGGAAGATCCAGAATTTGGTAGCTACCCGTCTGAGGATCCCACAGACGAACCTGACGTGTTCCGGGATTGACCTCAAGAGCTGCCGCAAGAAGTCGAGTGAAGGCAGCACGTCCCTGAGCAGTCGCGGTGACTCGCTGAATTGAGTCGAAGTTGTAGAGTCGTGGGAAGTAGTTCTGAAGCATCCGGTGCATCTCGAATCCCGGAACTCCAGCTTGACGTGCATACTCCGCCGTTTCCGTCATCATGGTCCGCATCTCTGCGGCGAAGCTGTTCACAACATCGCTTGCGTCTGGAGTTCCCGTGGACATGGCGGTCCAGACACGGTTGTCGAACTCCTGACGTGCTGCTCGACTTCCACGACCAAACGCACGAGACACAGATGCTCGGGTGATGGTCAGACTGTCCGCAGTGGTCATTCCAAGGGCGAATCGCTGGAAATGCGCCTGATGCGAACGGATCTGCCGTGCAAGTACCGTGTCGAGAATGTTCTTGAACTCCTCAGACACGGTACGCGGTTGAGGAACAGGGTCGCCAGTGACCGGATCAATCAACACTCGACGCGCAAAGAATGCCCTGTAGGCGAAATGGCGGGCGTGTGGATTGCTCTGGGGCTCCAGAAGAAGTGCTGCCTGATTCAGGAACCTACGGAGCCACGGAATCCGGATGTTGTTCACAGGAACCGCAGCTTCAAGAGCGACAAGCCCCGTGGTTCCGGCAGGAACTGTTCCGGGAAGAGGATTTGCCTTCCCCAGAGAGACTGAGGGAACTCCCTGAGCCGTGATCGTCCCAGTAGGAACCGGATTCTGAATGGAGTTTGCAGCAGCGGTTGTTGCGGGAGTTGCTACTGCTGGAGTCTGCGGAGAAGAGAACTTCACATTGTTCATCTGGCCAGCTTGAGCTGGATCCTGCTTGATCCTCCGAAAGCCGAATGGAGAGTTGTAACCGTCCGCAACGTCATCAAACCAAGCATCGAGCTTTGCAATCGTGTCTGGATCGTTGGGGATATCCGAAAGCTTGCGGACGCGGTATCCAGCAGCATTCATGTCATCAATGAGTCGATTCGTGGTCGCCTTGACTGCCTCTTCAGTTGTCTTCGTCAGTGCTCCTGCGGCTTCTGCGGTCTCTTCTGCGGGCTTGGCGACAAGCTTTTCGACCACGTCCTTGGCGCGTTGGGTAATAGCGTCAACTCCGCCATCTCCAATGGCTCCGGCTGATTCGAGGAAGAAGGGAAGACCCCCAACTTCGGAACCAATAGCCTCCGTCATGATTCGGCTATTGATATCTCCCAAGACAGCCGGATCATTCGGGATGTCTCCAAACTTGGTTACCGAAGAATCGATAACTCCGCCATCTCTGAGATCGGCAAGAAACTTCTTGGGACTTACTCCAATGGAGCGCAAGTAGTTGACCAGCCCTCCAGCTTGGGAGCCCAAGATTCGAGTTGGTCCTGCTGGAATAACGGCGGCAAGAGCCCCTGAAATGGCAACTCCAGCCGGAGGAGCTGAAGCTGCTTGTGCTGTGATGGGCGCGATGGGAAGAGTGCTGAATGCGCTGTCCGCATAGCCCCGCATGAGGTCGTTGGCCATGCGCTTCGAGAGAGCGCCACCAACAGCTCCGCCGAGGGCAAGAGCACCTGCGTATTCGACGGCCAGTTCTTGTGCAGTCTGATCATAGAAATCGTCAGTGCCGTATCGGGCCATCGTGAGGATGGTTTGATCGATGACGCCGAGAGCTGCATACCGTCCTGCACGTTCGGCCAAACTGATCACAGGAGCCGTCTTGGCAAGATTCTGAGCCATGGCAGCAGCAGCCGCTACACGGCCAGAGCCAGCCGTTCCAGCGACAGCGGCTTCAGCAGCAGCCGTACCTGCCTTCGACAAGCGAGAAGCGGTCCCAAGCCAAGCAAGAGGCTCTGTAACCATTCCGGTTGCCACCAGAGCGGCAGCGTCGGTCCCAACGTCGGCCCAGATCGGAAGGGATCCTCCGTAGTTTGCGGCCATCTCTTCCATGACCGAAGGATCTTTCATTCGGTACATGGAAAGACGGTCTTGAAACTCTCCCCAGTTCGGTGCGTTCAGGATGAAGCGTCGATCTTCGTCTGGGATGTCGTTTGTCATCTCCAGAATGCCTTCGAGGTTGTTGCGGCCAAGCTCCGGATCGGAATCGAAGGCGGTTCCTAGGGAGCCGCTGTATCCAAACGGCATCGGCTCAGACATCTTCTTCGGCTCGAAGTTCAACGGGACATTGTGAGTCGCGTCGTTGTCGAAGATGTCGAATCCAAGCTTGTATGCCGCTCCCGAAGAGATGCGGGCAAAACCAGAGAGCAGTGCTCCCGAATACCAAGATGGATCCGAAATGAGGGGATCCATCTGCTCCTTGGTCCGTGAACGAACCTTGGCAGCATGGTCGATGGTCGCTTGCAGCTGCGCTGCTTCGCGCTCCGGCATCGTGATGTCTGCAAGGTTCCTAGATTGAAAGAAGGTGCTCATTGATTCTCCGAAGGAGGGGTGATGAGGCTACGCATACGCGCATTGGCCGCTTCAAAGGTCGCGGAGTAGTCGATCCACTTCTCACCCTTACTCTCAAGGAACTTCTGCTCAGTGCCTTTGGTTTTCTCAAAGAAAGTTGCGCGTTGTTCGGCTTCTGGACCAACAAGTTGTTCAACAGTGAATACGCGGTTCTGAACGATGTTTCCGTTTTGATCACGGAGAGCGTAAATGTGAGTGCCGTTTGCCAACTTGGATACGGGGTAGAAGACAGGCTTCTCTACTCCCGG